TCAGCCCTTGGGCGGGAATGGATCGTCACCGTAGCTGTTGCGCTCACGGATCTGGCCGTTCCGCCCTTGGATGAGCATTTCGCTCTGCTGGTTGATGGCGATGCCCCGCGCACGGTCAATCGCCTGTTGCTGCGTGCCATGGATGGATGTGAGGCGGTCGTTGCCTTCTCCCCGCACACCCCACTTGTTACCGCCGTTGATGGGTACGACCCATTGGTTCTTTCCGCTCATTTCAATCTCTCCAAAAAATGAAAAAGTCAGGCTCTTGAAGTCGGCGCGAGCCAGGCGCTTCGGTGCTGAATTCATGTCATGACGGTTGCCCCCTTTCCCGCTGCCGCACACGGCATCGCATACAGTCCAGCGCGTTGCTGCGTGACGACGAGTGCCCCGTAGGCTGCCAGTCGAGCCTCGTGCTCCGGCTTGCCCTTGTCCTTCGACTTGATCTTGAACAGGTCAATCGGCTTGTCGCTCTTCTGGCCAGCGCGTTGCATGATCCTTTCGCCGTCTACCTCGGCCCCCTTGAACGACCAGAGCGCTTCGAACACCTTGGCCTGACCATCGGTGAACCGGATCGGTGTGGCCTGCACATCCGGCAGCGTTGCCCACTTGAAGTCGGCCGAGAACGGCCCGTTCACTGGCGCGGCCGGATCGGCAACTGCCGGCACTGCAGACGGCACCGAGGGTATGAAGGTGATTACGCCGCCATAGAACGTGAATCGTTCTTCCAGCGCCAGCCATTCCACACCGGAGTCGAAGGGCGATCCACGAGTCGTGCGTGGCCTGGGGGTGATGACTCGGATGTTGCTTCCCGCCACCCGGACACGATCCAGCAAGGACGGCTCATGCAGCACTCTCGTCAGATCTCGGGCCAGCACAACCGGAGAGCGGCGGGCGTTACCGAGCCGCCAAGCACCGTTGCCCAAGTCATCGATGTCGTCGCGGCTCTCGATGTCGAGGGCGAGACGCATTTTCTGCCGCAGCCAATCTTCATCCAGGGCCAACGCCGCACCGTCGCTTGCCTCGACCGGCACCTGACCACACTCCGGGCACCGACAGACCCGACCACCCCGTCCATCGCTCCAGACCTGCGCCCGATGCTGATGGCAGTGGGGGCAGAGCACAAAAGATTGATCCACCACTGTTGGCCTGACGGCTTTGCCGAGCACAGACAAAGCAGATACCTCGCGTGGCGAGAGCGTGGCCCGCAGCACTGGCGTGCCGCCTGCGAACAGGCGGCAAACCAGGACCCAGGCATCGTGCGTCGCCATTGGTCAGTCCTCGAAGGCCGATGATGAACTGACTGGGTCGGTCTCCGGCGGCAACTCCTGGGCGCTGAGGGTCTGGCCCTTCTGCAAGATGCCCACCGCGACCAGATAACCCTCCAGTTGCGCCTGCATCTTGGCGTCAAACTTGTGCAGGTTCAGCCGCCCTTTGCTGGTCACTTCGATGGTGACCACCTTGGGGCGAGTCCTGCCCGGCTCGGGCGGGTAATAGAGATTGATCTGTGCCGCCGTCACCGCCCACTGCCCCTCCAGCGGGCCCGGCAGCTTCTCCTTCAGCAAATCGTGCACCGAGCGTTGCTGGCTGGATTGCATCGCCGTGCATTCGATCTTCAGCGCCGTGTCAGGGCTGAGCAGGGTGAGTGCCTTCAACTGAACCATCGAGAAGCCGTCCTCGAACGCATCCGGCACATCGAACCCGGTGCGCAGCATCGACAGATCCAGAGTCGGCGACTTGATCTTGTGAGCGCTTGCTTTCACGCCCAGCACATGCTCCGCAAAGGCCTCGACCAGCATTTGCTGATACTTTGCGCCGCCGCGCACCAACGTGCGCACCACACCGGTGGACTTGGCGTACTCCAGCACCATGTGGATGTTGGGGTTGCCGACCCGGCGTTTCAGGGTCGCTCCCTCGAACTCCAGACGCAGCATCGCCATGTCCTTGACATGGACCGACAGCAGGAACACGCCCGGGCTGCGCTCGACCAAGTGCGCCACGCTGCCGTCTCCGCATTGGAGTTCGCGCTTGTAGAAGGCCGAGATGGCGTGACGCAACGCGGTCAGATTGGCATCCGAACCGTTCGGTTGGCGTTTCAGGCCAAGATCGTATTGCTGTGTCTGTTGCCCATGCTGTTCCCAAAAGCTGAAGTCATAGGCACGCTCGAACAGTGCCGGGTGGTGGACGTAGAGCCAGAAGGAACGGTGGATGTCGCTTGCACACAGCGCCAAACCCGCAAGCGCAGCACCATCGGCCACGGCCGCCTCAAACATCGCCTGCTTACCAGCCGCATCGCCCAACTGAACGCTGGCCATGAGGTTGGCCGTCATCCGGTCGCGGGCAGCAATGTCGGGCCAGACTTTGACCGCTTCGACCAGAAACTGGTTGGTCTCCGGTGTGTCATCCCAGGCAAAGCCATCGGGCACTGGCAGGCTGTGGGTGGTCAGGAAGTCGCGCAGCGTGGCGTCCACCGGCAGCTCGAGCATCACGTCGACAAAGGTCTTCTTCATCTTGATCGTCCTTTCTGGATCGGCGTCGAAGGTCTGCGACCGATGTACGGACTGCACTGGCCAGCGACTAGGTTACTGAACACGCACCTCGCTCAAGTAAAGCAGCGAGATACAAGCGCGATTCTGAACCTCAGATTTCCGCTTGTCAATCAAATCGGCACATCTAGACCTTATTTGTATCTCGCGGCTATACTAGCGGTCTTGTTTTTGTTAACTGACTGTTTTCCCCTACAGGAGCATCGCTATGGCTTCAGCGTTCGGAGCACGCCTGCGACGCTTACGCGAGGCGAAGAAATTGACCTTGCAACAGGTCGCCGACGAAGTCGGCTGTACCAAGGCGTACATATGGGAACTGGAGATGAAGGACGGCCAGCGTCCCTCCGCTGAACGGGTCCAGGCCTTGGCCAGGGTGCTGGGCGTGACGATGGAGGACATCATGGGCGAGCCCATTGAACATGTTCCTCAGGCCAGTCCAGAAGATGTGGCCTTCTTCCGCGAGTACGCTGGAATGACGGACGAGGAGAAGGATCGTTACCGTCAGGCACTCAAAATCATGTTCCCTGACAAGAGCTAAGGCGGTCTGACAATTGAGCTCATCCCAGCCCCTAACCGGCTCCATCGCGGCCAGCACCGTCTTGAGATGGTTGCGGGCGTGGCACGCCGACGGCATGCCGGATGCAGTGGATCTGGAAGTCGTCCGGCAAATGCTTCCAGAGACGCCTTACGGCAAAGGGGTGCGGGAGATCAAGGCCCCGATGGTGCTGGACATCAATAGCTGCGAAGGCATGTTGGTGCGCAACCCACAGGACACCGCAGAGTGGGGCATCTTCTATAACGGCAAGGCAAACCCCGAACGCCAGCGTTTCACCATCGCTCACGAACTGGGCCACTTCATCCTTCACCGCGATCAGCGGCAAAGTTTCAACTGCGACAAGGAAAGCGTGTACTCCGGCGCTGACACTATCCGTGTCATCGAACGTGAGGCGGACGACTTTGCCAGCAACCTGCTGATGCCTGGCGACTTGCTGCGCGAGTGGATCTCGAACCAGCGCATCGACTTGCATGTCCTGAGCGCCCTTGCCAAACGGTTTCAGGTGTCGTTCGAGGCGCTGTGCATTCGGTTCATCAAATTCACCACGCAGCGGGCAATCCTTGTCTATTGGGACAACGGTTTCGTGAAGTACGAATGGCGCAGCAGCAGCGCGGTCAAGACGCGCGCCCGCATTCGGCGCACTGACGATCCGCAGGAACCATTACCCGGCACCCTGGCTGCTGATTCCACCGTTGAGCAGGAGTGGGATGGCACGGAGATGTCTGCCGCGATCTGGTGCCCGGAGGAGGCACCACACATGAAGTTGCGCGAGTTCAAGCACAGCTACACCACAGGAGATCGCGTCCTGACCCTTTTGCTACTGGAAAGTGCTGAACCACGGTCATGGGATCGGTCTTGGCAAGACGTCGAGAGCTTTGACAGCTTCGATCAGTTCGTCTCGAGCGGACAATTGCCGATTCGCTGATGCTGCCTGCCTTGAAATACCGACGATGACAGAACTCATTATTTCTCAAGGGGAAGCAGTACGAGCATGGATCAAGGAAAGAACTAGCCAAGCGCAGGCCAGTTTCTTTCCTTCAGTTCGTCCTGTCTACTGGGCTACGCCATCGGGTACGGCTGAAGCGATCGGCAGCTCGTTCTTGCTTCGCGTCGATGGCAAACGGTATTTCGTCACTGCAGCTCACGTTCTCGACTTGAATCAGCAATCCACCCTGTATGTGGGTGGCAGCAATGCGCTGGAACCGATCACTGGAATAGCGGGAGTTACGAAGGCCCCGGCATCGGGCAGAGCCGACGACAAATTTGACTTCGCGTTTATGGAACTGCCCGAAGATTTTGCCAATCGTCTCGGCGTCGATGTCTTCATAGATGTCACCGAGATCTCCCAAAACAGGGGGGCTTTGGATGGGAGATGCTATATGGCCTTGGGATATCCAGCATCACGCAATAAGCCGAAACCGATATCCGTCACTGGAACTCATGTATGTGGAAAGGCATGGGCCTACAGTTCCACTGCTTACACGGACGAAGATGTTTTCAACGCTGTCGGAGCTTCTAAGGACACGCACTTGCTGTTGAAGTTCGCCAAAAAATCGAAAGCATTCACTGGCGAGATTACCTCTTCGATCACTCCCCAAGGAGCCAGCGGTGGGGTACTGATTGACCTTGGGCGAATCGATCTTCAATCGCTTTCACCATCTGCTCAGTTCACCCCCAGGCTTGCAGGAATTTTGATCGAGCATCATGCCGCGTCGAAGGCAATTCTCGCAGTGAAGATCCAGTCGATCATCGAGGCCATCCGCAAGCCCTGATTTTCCAGACACAGCAGGATCGCGCATATCCCCGCACTCACGCTAAATCACGTTACGCGAAGTGCCCTTGGTTTTTAGCATGAGCAGCGTTTTCCATCGGACCGCTTGCCATGACAGAAATCGAACCTATCTCCATTTGCACATCACCTGAACGGCCACGGCACGGGCATCAAGAAATCGCTGATCTCTTGGCTGCCGCGCTGCTGCGCCTTCGTGTCCGCCAATCGCGCGACACCCCCCAAAACAGCGAGCACGTTTGCCTTGGCTTCCCCGGCCAACAGCGCGTGAATGCGAACCCCGATCACAACAACGGAGTTCGCCCATGACAGCACACGCAACCTCACCAACGCCCGCCTCAGTCGCCGCCCGCGTCGCGGCTATTCCCCATCTTTCGATGGATGATCTTTGGGCTCTCTGGGATGACCATTTCGATGAACGGCCGAATCACCACCATCGGGTCTGGTTGGAAAGTCGCCTGGCCTACCGGATGCAAGAGCGCGCGTTTGGCGGGTTGAAACCGTCACTGCGCAAGAAGCTCGAGGAGGTTGGCGAAACCGGCATCTTGCCCAAGCAACTGCGCGGCGATAGCCAACGCCTACTGCCCGGTACCGTCCTGACACGCATCTACGACGACATTGAACATCGTGTGCTGGTGCGCGGATCAAATGATTTCGAGTACCAGGGGCAACGCTTCAAGAGCCTGTCCGCTGTAGCCAAACGCATCACAGGCAGCCATTGGTCAGGCCCGGTGTTCTTTGGTTTGAAGGCACCTGCTTCGAAGAAGGGGGCAGCATGAGCTCAGTGCGTCGAAACCAGATTCCCGCAGTCACGCCAAAGAAGCGCTGCGCCGTCTACACCCGCAAGTCCACTGACGAAGGGCTTGATCAGGAATACAACAGCCTCGAGGCACAGCGTGATGCAGGCTTGGCCTTCATTGCAAGCCAAAGGCATGAAGGCTGGATAGCCGTCGACGACGGATACGACGACGGCGGCTACTCTGGCGGCAACATGGAACGGCCCGGGTTGCGCCGACTGATGATCGACATCGAGGCGGGGAAGATCGATACCGTGGTCGTCTACAAAATCGACCGCCTCACGCGCAGCCTGCCGGACTTCGCAAAGCTGGTCGACGTTTTTGACCGCAACGGCGTCTCCTTTGTCGCGGTCACGCAGCAGTTCAACACCACCACATCGATGGGCCGATTGACGCTCAACATCCTTTTGTCATTCGCGCAGTTCGAACGCGAGGTCACCGGCGAACGCATCCGCGACAAGATCGCCGCCAGCAAGGCCAAAGGCATGTGGATGGGCGGAGTCCCGCCTCTCGGATACGACGTGGTCGAACGCAAGCTCGTCATCAACGACCGTGAAGCTGCGCTGGTACGTGACATCTTCCGCCGCTACGCCGAGCATGGCTCGGCTGCGCGACTCGTCCGCGAACTGGATATCGAAGGGCATACCACCAAGGCATGGGTCACCCAGTCCGGCCGGGAGCGATTGGGGCGCAGCATCGATCAGCAATACCTCTTTACCTTGCTGCGTAACCGCATTTACCTCGGTGAAATCTGCAATCACGAGACGTGGTACTCGGCCCAGCACGACCCTATCATTTCTCAAGAATTGTGGGACGCGGCACACGCCTTCATTGAGAGGCGAAAGCAGGCACCGCGCGAACACCGAGCCAAGCATCCGGCACTGCTGGCGGGACTTCTGTTCGCACCGGATGGCCAACGCATGTTGCACTCCTTCGTCAAGAAGAAAAATGGTCGGCAGTACCGCTATTACGTGCCTTACCTGCACAAGCGGCGCAACGCAGGTGCCAGCCTGGCTCCGCATACGCCGGACGTGGGCCACCTGCCAGCCGCCGAGATCGAAGATGCCGTATTGGCGCAAATCCATGCGGCGCTATCATCGCCGCAAATGCTGATCGCAGTGTGGAGATCCTGCCAGCAGCATCCGGCGGGGTCGACACTGGACGAGGCACAGGTGGTGGTCGCCATGCAGCGCATCGGTGACGTGTGGTCGCAGTTGTTCCCTGCCGAGCAGCAACGTATCACACGGCTGTTGATCGAACGCGTGCAACTACACGGGCACGGCCTGGATATCGTTTGGCGGGAGGACGGTTGGATCGGATTCGGTGCGGATATCAGCACGCATCCCTTGATCGAAGAGTCCCAAGAGCGTGTCGAGGAGGCTTTGGCATGAATACCACGACCCACCAGCGCCAGCGCGCCGTCCGCATCGAGGTCGGAGCCGAGGCGCGCAGCTATGTCAGCGAGGGGCTGCGGGTCACCTTGGTGCCCCTGACGATCAAGCGTCGCCAGAATCGGAAGCTGCTGATACCGCCAGCCCCCGAGATCGCGGACCGAATCGGTGGCTTCGATGTGCCGATGATCAAAACGCTGGGCAAGGCCTTCTACTGGAAGCGCTTGATCGACGATGGCACCTACTCCACGACAACGGATTTGGCGCACGCCATGAAAGTAGAGCCGGGCTGGGCTGCCGAGGTCTTGCGCATGACCATGCTGGCCCCCGATATCGTGGAGGCGATATTCGAAGGACGTCAGCCACGCCACTTGAATCTGCACACCTTGCGTGGCCGCCAAGAGCAACTACCGCGCGATTGGGCTGCGCAGCGTCGATTGCTCGGCTTTTCCGACGTCTGATCTGCCTCTAGACACACCCGATGACGGCGAGCCATGTGCTCGCCGTTTGCTTTCCCGCCTTGGGCCATTGGCGAACCAGGAGTTCCGTCGTGGTTCGCCATTGCGTCCCTTAAAGGTTCGCCACCCGAAGTTTGGAATGACACCTGTTACTCAACAACGTCACAGGAGCATTCCATGCAGACACCAACCAGCGGTATCCCCCGGTCGCCACAGCAGGCGATCAACACCATGTCACCCGGTGATCGCCGCGTGCTCAACGAGAACGAGCTCGCGCAACGCTGGGGCGTGAGCCCCAAGACTTTGCAGCGCTGGCGCAGTGAGGGTCGCGGTCCACGCTACCTGAAGCTGTCCAAGCGTGTCGGCTACCCGGTCGACGCGATCCTCGAGTTTGAGCGTGAAGCGCTGCACGACTCGACTTCCGAACGCGCGGCGGTTTGAGGAGAGATGCGATGAATGACATCACCATCTTCCCCGCCGACATCGCAGAGATGTCCGTCAGTCAACTGGCCGCATTGCCACCCGCGCAGAAACACGAGATCGACAAGAACCTCGATGCAGCCATCGACTGGCTGAAAAAGGCGCGCACCAAGTTCGACGCGGCACTGGATCAGTGCTACGGCGAGCAGGCACGCACCGCGCTGCGCGAATCCGGCCGTGACTTCGGCACAGCACACATCAGCGATGGCCTGCTGCACCTGAAGTTCGAGCTGCCCAAGAAGGTCAGCTGGGATCAGAAGCAACTGGCTGAGATCGCTGAACGCATCGTCGCCTCAGGCGAGAAGGTCGAGGGTTACCTCGACATCAAGTTGTCCGTCTCCGAATCCCGCTTCACGAACTGGCCGCCTGCCTTGCAACAGCAGTTCGCCGCCGCTCGCACCGTGGATTCCGGCAAGCCGTCTTTCACCCTTTCCATCGATTCGGAGTAATGACCATGAGCACCAATCTCATCGCCTCGCTGCGTCAACAGCTGCCGTCCATCTACGGCGAACACCTCCCTGACGAAATCCGGTATCGCCGCGCGGACGGCAAGGACGTCGTTGTCCCGCTTGATGCCGCCACTGTGGACGAGCTGGCTTTTGCCATCCAGACGGCCAACGCGGAATCGCTGGCGCTCGGTCGCCGCCGCACCGCGCTGGAAGAACTCCACACAGAGGTACGCAAACGTGCCGCGCGTGGAGCCGACCGTATCGCCGACGTGTCGTGGGAGGGCTGATCATGAGCGCGATCATTCCCTTTCAGTTCGAAGCGCACGCCGTGCGCGTCCAGGTCGATGAATTCGGGCAGCCGTGGTTCAACGCCACCGATGTCTGCGACGCGCTGGAGATGGGCAATCCGTCTCAGGCGATTAAGTCCCACGTCGATGCCGAGGATCTCCAAAAATTGGAGACCCTTACGGCGGGTGGACGTCAACGCCAAAACCACGTCAACGAGTCGGGACTTTACGCCCTGATCCTCGGCAGCACCAAGGATGCCGCCAAGCGTTTCAAGCGCTGGATCACCGGTGAAGTGCTGCCTGCAATCCGCAAGACAGGCACGTATTCCGCCGCCGCCACGATGGCTGCCTTGCCCGCGCCAACCCAAGATCGCGTCACCGCCATCCTGCTGATCGGCGAGGCGGTCGCCAAGGTGCCGGGCGTCAAGACCGGCATTGCAATGGCTGCCACGTTGACCTGCATTCAGGAAAACACCGGCCTGACCACGGAAGTGCTGCGCCGCGCTTTGCCTGCCGCCAACGAGCCGATCTGCTCGCTCAACGCCACACAGCTCGGGAAATTGCTGAGTCGCTCAGCCAAAGCCACGAACCAGTTGCTGGCATCCAGTGGCCTTCAGTTCCGCAACGACCGGGACGAGTGGGAGCTGACCGAGGCCGGTGAAGCATGGGCCGAAGCCATGCCGTACTCGCGCAACGGCCACAGCGGCTACCAGATCCTCTGGAATCCCGCGGTCGCGGAACAACTGAAGGAGGTGGCGTGATGTCCCTCCCGATCATTTCCGCGCAGCAGCGCTTGGCCGAGCGCAAGGGTGTGAAGTTGCTGATGCTTGGCAAATCCGGCATCGGCAAGACCACCCGGCTCAAAGACCTCGACCCTGCCACCACCTTGTTCCTCGACATCGAGGCGGGCGATCTCGCCGTGGCCGACTGGCCGGGCGACACCATCCGCCCGGCCTCGTGGCCGGAAAGCCGCGACTTTTTCGTGTTCCTCGCAGGCCCGGACAGGTCACTGCCGCCGGAGAGCGCGTTTTCGCAGGCGCATTACGACCACGTCATTGAAAGGTTCGGCGACCCGGCGCAGTTGGATCGCTACCAGACCTTCTTTCTGGACTCGATCACGCAATTGTCCCGGCAGTGTTTCGCGTGGTGCAAGACGCAGCCTGGTGCCACCAGCGACCGCTCCGGCAAGCCCGATCTGCGCGCGGCCTATGGGTTGCTCGGCCAGGAAATGGTCAGTGCCCTGACCCACCTCCAGCACGCACGCGGCAAAAACGTGGTGTTCGTGGCCATCCTCGACGAACGTCTCGATGACTACAACCGCAAGGTGTTCGTCCCGCAGATCGAAGGCAGCAAGACCAGTCTGGAACTGCCCGGCATCGTCGATGAGGTCGTGACGCTGGCCGAGATCAAGGCCGACGACGGCAGTGCCTACCGCGCCTTCGTCACGCACACCGTCAATCCCTACGGCTTCCCAGCCAAAGACCGCAGCGGCCGTCTCGACCTGCTGGAGCCGCCGCATCTCGGCGCGTTGATCGCCAAGTGCGCTGGCCAGTCGCCAGCGCCCATGCCCGTCAGCAGCGGCACACCCACTACAGAAAACACCACCGAATCCAAGGAGTAATCGCCATGTCGTCCAACTATTTTGATTTCCAAGATGCCGATCCCCAACAGTCGGGCTTTGACCTGATCCCCAAGGGCGCGGTCGTGCCAGTGCGCATGACCATCAAGCCCGGTGGTTATGACGACCCGGGACAAGGCTGGGGCGGTGGTTACGCCACCGAGTCCTTCGAAACCGGCTCCATCTACCTCGCCGCCGAGTTCGTCGTCACGGGCGGTGATCATGCCAAGCGCAAGATGTGGAGCAACATCGGCCTGCACTCCAAGAAAGGGCCGACCTGGGGTCAGATGGGGCGCAGCTTCATCCGCGCCGCGCTCAACAGCGCCCGCAACGTCCACCCGCAGGACAACAGCCCGCAGGCCGCCGCCGCGCGCCGCATCCAGGGCTTTCATGAACTGGATGGCCTGGAGTTTCTGGCCCGCGTGGACATTGAGAAGGATAGCAAGGGCCAAGACCGCAACGTGGTCAAGATCGCGGTCGAGCCCGATCACCCCGACTACGCAAAACTGATGGGCGTGCCGCCCAAGGCTTCAGGCAGTGCAAGTCCCGGCGCACCGGCGCAGGCGGCTGCCGCTGCGTATCAGGCACCGGCTCCGCAACGCGCACCCGTGACCGGCAAGCCGTCTTGGGCGCAGTGAGGGAGGCCGATGAAATGCTGGGTCTGCAAACGACAGGCCCGGGGATTCGGCCACACCGACAACCGTCACGGTGTCGGCAATCCCCGGCGCTATCCCATCGACTGGGTGTTCTGCTCGCAACGCTGCCAAAACGCGTTTCACGCGCTGTACGGCAACTGGCTGCGGGTCAAGGAAGGTCGCGTCGACAGCAAGGAGGTCGTCATGATCGATCCGTCTGATGTCGAACTGGCCGCGATGAAGAAGTGCCTCAAGGCCTTCGGCGAGGCAGCGGGCGAGATTGGGTTTACCAAGCCGCTGGGCGACTACTCCGAAGCCGAGGCGCTGCAAGTGATCGACGCCATCGTCACTTGCTACACCGAGGCAATGGTCGCGCACCACGAGGCGAGCAAGCACCCGCCGGTACGCGGCATGACGCCTGCGCCCGACCCTATGGCCAACCCGTTCGCGGATCTGGAGGACGACCTCCCCTGGGAAGAGCCGAAGGGGAGGAAGCCATGATCGACTTCAACTCCACATCAAGCATCTCCGGTCAGGTCACCGTCTTGGTCGACGCCGGGATGCAGCGGGCTCGGGCCCGCCAGTCCGAGCGCCTGTACCTCGGGGCCTCGCGTCTGGGTGTGGCCTGTGAACGTGCGCTGCAGTTTGAATACGCCAAGGCTCCCATCGACCACGGGCGCGATATCCCTGGCCGGATGCTGCGGATCTTCGAACGTGGTCACGTCATGGAGGACTGCATGGTCGCATGGCTTAGGGACGCGGGCTTCGACCTGCGCACCCGCAAGGCCGACGGCGAGCAGTTCGGTTTCTCCGTGGCTGACGGCCGCCTGCAGGGCCACATCGACGGGGTCATCGTCGGCGGCCCAGCGGGCTTCGCCTATCCCGCGCTCTGGGAAAACAAGTGTCTGGGCAACAAGTCATGGCGCGAGCTGGAGAAAAACCGCCTCGCTGTGGCCAAGCCCGTCTACGCCGCGCAAGTGGCGATCTACCAAGCCTATCTCGAACTGCACGAGCACCCGGCGATCTTCACGGCGCTCAACGCCGACACGATGGAGATCTACACCGAGGCCGTGCCCTTTGACGCAGCCCTGGCCCAACGCATGTCGGATCGGGCGGTGAAGGTCATTACGGCCACCGAGGCGGGAGACCTCCTGCCGCGCGCCTTCAATGATCCGACCCACTTCGAGTGCCGGATGTGTGCCTGGCAAGACCGCTGCTGGAGGACCCAAGCATGAATACCTCGAATTTGAATCACGTACTTGGCGAGCAACTGATCGACGTGCGCCAGGCGGCACTGATGTTCAACCTGCCGTCGTATTGGCTCTCACAAGCCAAGGAGAGACAGGAGCGTCGCATTCCGCATTACCGCGTCGGCAAATTGGTTCGGTTCAAACCCAACGAGCTGGAAGCCTGGATCGCTGCGCAGCAGACATCACACGAGGGCGCTGCTGATGCTTGATTTCAATGACACATCACCAGCGGGAGAATCGGGCCGGCGCAACGTCAACGACAGCGAGCGGGACGAGATTCGCACCGAACTGATCGCACGCCTGGAATCGGTTCTCACCACGATGTTCCCGGCGGGAAAGAAGCGTCGGGGCAAGTTTTTGATTGGCGACATCCTCGGCAGCCCGGGCGACAGCCTCGAGGTGGTGCTCGAAGGCGAGAAGGCTGGTCTCTGGACGGATCGTGCCACGGGTGATGGCGGTGACATCTTTGCCTTGATCGCCGCTTACCACGGGGCCAACGTCCACACCGACTTTCCCCGGGTGCTCGACGAGGCTGCCGATCTGATCGGTCGTTCGCAATCAGTGCCGGTACGCCGCGCCAAGAAAGAAGCGCCGGTTGATGATCTCGGCCCGGCCACGGCCAAGTGGGACTACTTCGATGCCACCGGCAAACTGATTGCGGTCGTGTACCGCTACGACCCGCCCGGGCGCAAGAAGGAATTCCGGCCGTGGGATGCCAAGCGGCGCAAGATGGCTCCGCCCGATCCGCGCCCGCTGTACAACCAGCCGGGGCTGGCTGCAGCTGGTCACGTTGTGTTGGTCGAGGGCGAAAAATGCGCGCAGGCCTTGATCGCCATCGGCGTGGTGGCAACCACGGCAATGCATGGCGCGAATGCACCGGTCGATAAGACCGACTGGTCGCCGCTGGCGGGCAAATCCGTACTGATCTGGCCTGACCGTGATGCGCCGGGCTGGGATTACGCTGACCGTGCATCGCAGGCGATCCTGAACGCGGGCGCAACCACGGTCGCCATCCTGGTGCCACCCGATGACAAACCGGATGGATGGGATGCAGCCGACGCCATCCCGGAAGGCTTCGATGTGGGCGGCTTCCTCGCCGTCGGCGAGCGGATGCCGGTGATGCGATCGGTCGAGGAGACGCCACCACCGGATCTGCTGACCGGTGTCGACTGGACTACGGAGGACGGCTTGTCCTCGGCCTTCACACGCCGCTATGGCGAGGACTGGCGCTACTGCGCGCTGTGGGGCAAATGGCTGGTCTGGACGGGCGTGCGCTGGAATCCGGATCAGGTGCTCTACGTGTCTCACCTGGCACGCGGGATCTGCCGGATGGCTTCACTCAAGGCGGACAGTCCTCGGCTCAAAGGCAAGCTAGCCAGCTCCGCCACGATCTCGTCCGTCGAGAAAATCGCACGCTCCGATCCCAAGCACGCCTCCACCGCCGAGGAGTGGGATGCCGACGTCTGGTCGCTCAACACACCAGGCGGCGTGGTTGATCTGCGCACGGGCCGGATGCGACCGCACCGGCGCGATGATCGGATGACCAAGGTGAGCACGGCCACACCGCAGGGCGACAGTCCGACGTGGCGCGCGTTCCTGGCCGACGTCACTGGCGGCGACGCCGAGTTGATGGCCTACCTGCAACTGATGGTCGGCTACTGCCTGACGGGCGTGACTAGCGAGCACGCGCTGTTCTTTCTGTACGGGACGGGCGCGAACGGCAAGTCGGTGTTCGTCAACGTCCTGACCACCATCTTGGGCGACTACGCGGCCAACGCGCCGATGGACACGTTCATGGAGGCGCGCACTGACCGGCATCCGACCGATCTGGCGGGTCTGCGCGGCGCACGCTTTGTGTCATCCATCGAAACCGAACAGGGTCGGCGCTGGAACGAATCCAAGGTCAAGGCCATCACCGGTGGCGACAAGGTGTCCGCGCGTTTCATGCGCCAGGACTTCTTCGAGTACGTGCCGCAGTTCAAGTTGGTGATCGCAGGCAACCACAAGCCATCGATCCGCAACGTGGACGAGGCGATGAAGCGCCGACTGCACCTGATCCCGTTCACGGTGACGATCCCGCCCGAACGGCGTGACGGCAGGCTGACCGAGAAGTTGCTCAAGGAGCGGGACGGCATTCTGGCGTGGGCAGTCGAGGGCTGCAGCCTTTGGCAACGCCAAGGCCTGAAGCCGCCCGCCAGTGTGGTGTCGGCGACCGAGGAGTATTTCGAGGCCGAGGACGCGCTCGGGCAGTGGATCGAAGAGCGCTGCCTGCTGGCCAAGACCCACCGCGAAGGCGTTTCCGAACTGTTCGCCGACTGGCGCGAATGGGCTGAGCGCGCGGGTGAGTACGTGGGCTCGGTCAAGCGCTTCTCCGAACTGATGGCGGCCCGCAAATTCGAGAAGTGTCGGCTGACCGGGGGCGCACGTGGCATCACGGGCATCGCCCTCAGGCCCAAGCCGTACAGCCACGGCTACCCCTACCGAGATGACTGAGCAATCCGGGCGAGTGACGGATTTGACGGGTTTCCTGATTGACGCGCTACGCGTGCGCGCACGTAAAGGCTGTTCTCCAGAGAACCCGTCGCATCCGTCACTCGCCCCCGAACTGGAGCACGACGATGAACACGACGATCTTGGCCCTTGATCTGGGCACACACACCGGGTGGGCTTTGCTCCACCTGGACGGAACTATTACCAGCGGCACGGAGCACTTCAAGCCGCAGCGATTTGAGGGGGGCGGCATGCGTTTCCTCCGTTTCAAGCGCTGGCTCAACGAACTGCTCTCGGCCAGCAACCACATCAACGCGGTGTTCTTCGAAGAAGTTCGACGGCACGCTGGTGTTGATGCGGCGCACGCCTACGGCGGGTTCATGGGACACCTGACCGCGTGGTGTGAGCATCACAACATCCCATACCAAGGTGTTCCGGTCGGCACGATCAAAAAGCACGCGACCGGCAAGGGCAACGCGGGCAAGGACGAGATGATCGCGGCGATCCGCGCGCGTGGCCACACGCCCGGCGACGACAACGAGGCCGACGCGCTGGCGCTGCTGCATTGGGCCATCGCACAGCACGATCTGGAACAGGAGGCGTGAGATGAAGATTCCGACACCCACCTATCGCTGCCCCTTGGGCCGCCTCCAGCCCGCGACCACCGACCTCGAAGCGATGAAGCAACGTGGCTGGCGCGACCAGCACATCCTCGTCGTCAACGCCGCCGACGAACGCTTGGACTTCATCGAGCGCGAGTTCGTCCGGCGCATCGGCGAACGTCTCTACGGACAGGGAGGCGCACACCATGGCTGACCGTCGCGCTGCTTGGACAATCGAAGACGTGGCCGCGCGTTTCGAGGAGGCGGCCAGCACCGGACGACGCCTGCCGCCCGTGCGTGTGCAGGGCTACTTCAACACCTGGCCGATCATCGTGCGCAAGGAGTGGGAAGCCTTCGCGGCCGACGAGACGGTCTATCGACCGTTTCCTCCGACGCCGGACGCCATCGAGCGGATGCTGGAGACGATGAGGTGGGTGCAGTGGCTGGAGGTCGAGCAGCGCCACCTCGTGTGGATGCGCGCCAAGCGCTACGGCTGGCGCGACATCACCATCCGCTTCGCCTGCGACCGCACGACGGCATGGCGGCGCTGGCAGCGCGCCTTGCAGACGGTCACCGACCAACTCAATGGCGTCGTCACGGCGTAGTGATTTGGCGTGATTTGGCGCGCGGGGTCGGCAATGCGTGTGCATCAGCGGCAGTGAGCGGTTTTTGACCCTGCAACAGATTCGCCGATCCGGGGGTAGTATTTCAGCTATCTTCTGGACAGCGGTGACGGTTCGGCGAGCGGCCCGAGGCAAAAGGGGTCCTTCCTTCCCGAATCGCCATGCGGGGGGCGCGAGCGCGACGCTTTTTTAGCGTCAGGAGGCGGGCAAGGTTACCAGTCGGCCAGGTTACCGGCCCCGGTTACCACCCCCAGGCGCAGTTACCACCCCACCAGAATCTTCATTCACTCAACCCGCCCGGCGGCAACGCTCGGCGGGTTTTGCTTTTGGGACTTCCACTTTGAACACGCTCAACGTCGAGTACCGCAAGGTCGAGGCGCTGATTCCCTACGCCCGCAATCCGCGCACGCACGCCGAAAGCCAGATCGCCAAGATCGCGGCCAGCATCGTCGAGTACGGCTGGACGAATCCGATCCTGATCGACGGCGACAACGGCCTCATCGCCGGGCACGGGCGTTTGGCGGCTGCGCGCAAGCTCGGCCTGGATCAGGTGCCGGTGATCGAACTGGCCCACCTGACCGTTGCGCAAAAGCGGGCACTGGTGATTGCCGACAACCGGCTGGCACTGGATGCGGGCTGGGACGAAGAAATGCTGGCCTTGGAACTGGCTGAATTGTCCGACGCGGGATACGACCTCGCCCTGACCGGATTTGAGGATGCCGAGATCGAGGCACTGCTCACCAGTGCGGTGGCCGTCGCAGATGATGAATCAGAGTCCGAAGCCGACGAGCCTGACGCGGCTGACGACGTGCCAGAAGCACCCGTCGTGGCGGTTTCCCGCCCCGGCGATGTCTGGGCCATCGGAGCGCACCGCCTGATTTGTGGCGACGCCACCGACCGGGACGTGGTCGCTGCGCTGATGCAGGGTGACCTCTCTCGCCTGTGCTTCACCTCGCCGCCCTACGGCAACCAGCGCGACTACACCTCGGGTGGCATCTCCGATTGGGATGGCCTGATGCGTGGCGTGTTCGCGCACCTGCCGATGGCAGGCGACGGTCAGGTGCTGGTCAACCTGGGCCTGATCCACCGCGACAACGAGGTGATTCCGTATTGGGACGGTTGGCTATCTTGGATGCGCCAGCAGGGCTGGCGGCGCTTTGCCTGGTACGTCTGGGATCAGGGGCCGGGGATGCCCGGCGACTGGGCAGGCCGCTTCGCGCCGAGCTTCGAGTTCGTCTTCCACTTCAACCGGGAGAGCCGCAAGCCCAACAAGATCGTCCCCTGCAAGCACGCAGGCCAGGAATCCCACCTGCGCGCCGACGGGTCGTCCACCGCGATGCGCGGCAAGGATGGCGAGGTGGGCGGCTGGACGCACAAGGGGCTGCCCACGCAAGACACCCGCATTCCTGACTCGGTGATCCGCGTGATGCGCCACAAGGGCAAGATCGGGCAGGACATTGACCACCCGGCCGTGTTCCCGGTCGCGCTGCCGGAATTCGTGATCGAGGCTTACACGGACGCGGGCGACATCGTGTTTGAGCCCTTCGGCGGCAGCGGCACGACGATGCTGGCCGCCGAGCGCACCGGTCGGATCTGCTGCAGCGTGGAAATCGCCCCGCAGTACGTGGACGTGGCCATCAAGCGGTTCCAGCAGAACCACCCTGGCATACCGGTCACCTTGATCGCCACCGGTCAGTCCTTCGAGCAGGTTGCCGCTGAGCGCGCCACCACCCCTGATGCCGAGGTGGTGGCATGAACTGGCTGGCCGACAAGATCGAACAGTGGCCGACCGCCAAGTTGCTGCCCTACGCCCGCAACGCGCGCACCCATTCCGAGGAGCAGGTGGCGCAGATCGCCGCCAGCATCGCGGAGTTTGGATTTACCAATCCGATCCTGGCGGGCAGCGACGGCATCATCGTCGCTGGCCACGGTCGTCTCGCCGCCGCCCAGAAGCTGGGTCTGGAACGGGTACCGGTGGTCGTGCTCGATCACCTGACGCCGACCCAGCGCCGGGCCCTGGTCATCGCGGACAACCGCATCGCCGAGAACGCGGGCTGGGACGACGCGATGCTGCGGATCGAACTCGAAGCCTTGCAACTCGAAGGCTTCGACCTGGACATCACCGGCTTCGATGCCGACGCGCTGGCCGTACTGATCGCGGGCGACGAGCCGGACAACGAAGGCCAGACCGATGAGGATGCGGTGCCCGAGGTCGGCGAGACGCCCATCTCGCGTCCGGGCGATGTCTGGATCATGGGCCAGCACCGCCTGCTGTGCGGCGACTCGACCGTGGCCGAGAGCTACGAGCGGTTGATGCAAGGCGCGGTGGCGGACATGGTCTTCACCGACCCACCGTACAACGTGAACTACGCCAACTCTGCCCGCGACAAGATGCGCGGCAAGGATCGCGCGATCCTGAACGACAACCTGGGTGACGGCTTCTACGATTTCCTGCTGGCGGCTCTGACACCCACCGTGGCCCATTGCCGGGGCGGGATCTACGTGGCGATGTCCTCCAGCGAGCTGGATGTGCTGCAGGCCGCCTTCCGCGCCGCCGGTGGCAAATGGTCGACTTTCATCATCTGGGCCAAGAACACCTTCACGTTGGGTCGTGCCGACTACCAGCGCCAGTACGAGCCGATCCTCTATGGATGGCCCGAGGGAGCACAGCGCCACTGGTGTGGTGACCGCGACCAGGGCGATGTCTGGAACATCAAGAAGCCGCAGAAGAACGACCTGCACCCGACGATGAAGCCGGTGGAGTTGGTCGAGCGCGCGATTCGCAATTCGAGCCGACCCGGCAACGTGGTGCTCGATCCCTTCGGCGGTTCCGGCACGACGCTGATCGCGGCGGAAAAGTCAGGCCGGATCGCGCGGCTGATCGAACTCGACCCGAAGTACGTGGACGTGATCGTGCGCCGGTGGGAGGACTTCACCGGCAAGCAGGCCACCCGCGAGGCGGATGGCGCCGTATTCGATCAGGCGGCCAGCGATTCCTCGATGATTTCGCAGTGAATCACAAAGCCTGTCAGGTATGGCAGACCGCGCGGAATGCCGTGTTGCTTGCTGGTCTGGCGGCCAATCGTCCAGCCCATCCAGCGTTGGGTGGCGGTGTTGATCGCGTCCGCCAGGGCCTTGCCCTCGTAAAGCCCGTTCTGGACGTCGTAGGCAAAGTGGCGACCGTGGCGGCTGTCGAGGAAGACCCTTACCGATTCGAGGGGCTGGCCGGTGGCGTCCGAGATGGCGGCCATCGCCAGGGGCCATGCGGCGCTGGCGTGTTCGTTCATCGTGCCCCAAAAGCCCCAGGCATCGTTCTGGGTGGCTGGGATCTGCGTGGTGGTGTTCATCTCTGGCTCCTTCGGGTTGATCGTTGCGACACCCGTAGTAACGCGCTGTTCGCTTGAGAAGCCAAGCGCCACTTGGCCTCTTTCTCGATCTTTCTGATCAGGCGATGCGGTACACCCGCTCGCCGCCCTGCGGCTTGTCCGACACGATGCTCAGGCCCAGCTTCTTCTTGAAAGCCCCGGCGAAGGTGCCGCGCACCGTGTGTGCCTGCCAGCCGGTGGCGGCGCAAATCTGGCCGATGGTTGCGCCTTCGGGGCGTTGCAGCATCCGGATCACTTCGGTTTGCTTGCTGTTGTCGCGGGTGCGCGGCTTGGCCCACGTTGCTTCGGCGGCGGTTACGGCGGCTTCCAGTTCGGGATCGCTCGCGGCGGCTGACGCGCCTTCAGCGTTGGCGATGATCTGGTCGAGATTGGCTTCGAATTGACCGATGCCTGTCTTGTTCACGTCGGGGCGCGGCATTCCCAGGGCGTCGTAGCCCTCGGCGGCGACGAACCAGTCGGTGCCGTCGGTGGTGATCAGGGCACGGTTGAACATCCCGTCGAGCACCTTCTTGCGCGCGCCGCCTTTGATGTTGTCGGGGAACCAGTCGATCTTGCCTCCGCTGGTGTTGATGGCCTTGGCGAGGATGGCGTGCTGGGCCGGGGTGAGTTGGGTGGTGGTCATGGGCTGCTCCTTCGGGGGTGGTGGATGACGATGTGATGAACGCGCTGTTCGGGACTGAAGCCAAGCGCTTTCTGCTTGGCTTCGTTGGTCTCCGATCAGTCCTTGGCGATTTCCGCTGCCGTGGCCTTCGGGCTCGATGCGCCGAGTTCGACGCCCGCCTTGAAGGCCGCTTCCAACGCGTCCTTTAGGCACCACACCGCCGTGTCGTGGAAGTCGAGGCTGTCGGCGTTGCGGGTCTGCAGGGTTTCGATGCCGAGATGCTTCTGGGCGATGAGGGTGAGGATGGTGTCGATCTGGCTCATGGCGTTTTCTTTTCGGGGTTGGTTGGCGTGACGTGATGAACGCGCTGTTCCCGATGGAAGCCAAGCTCAATCTGCGGACATGACGAACAAATGATTGAAGGTGACGATGGGACTTTCCATTCGCGCCTACGCGCGCCACCGTGGCGTGTCGCACGTGGCCGTAAAGAAGGCCATCGACACCGGGCGGATCACACCGCTGCCAGACGGCACGATTGATCCGGATACCGCCGACGCGCAGTGGGCACAAAACACATTGCAGCCCCGCAAGGCGGCAGCGCCGGAGAAGGTCAGCCCCGCGAAGGCGCGCGTACTGCCTGAGCGAGAGGTGCCCGAACCCGGCACCCCACCTTTGTCGACGGGCGGGACATCGCTGCTACAGGCACGAACCGTCAACGAAGTGCTCAAAGCCCAGCTCAATAAGGTGGAGCTGGCGCACCGCAAGAAGGAGCTGGTGGATCGGGCGCAGGCCGTGGCCCACGTGTTCAAACTTGCGCGCATCGAGCGCGACGCGTGGTTGAACTGGCCCGCGCGTATCTCGGGGCAGATCGCATCCACGCTCGGTGTCGATGCGCACCAGATGCACGTGACCCTGGAGGCTGCCGTGCGCGAGCACCTGATTGAGCTGGGCGAGCTGCGCCCGCGCGTGGATTGATGACGATGGACTACGAGGGCGCGCAGGAGATCGAACGGGCGTGGCGCGACGGGCTTACTCCCGACCCGCTGCTCACGGTATCGGAATGGTCAGATCGCCACCGGATGCTCTCCAGCAAGGCGTCTGCCGAGCCGGGGCGCTGGCGTACCAGCCGCACGCCGTATCTCAAGGCCATCATGGATTGCCTGTCGCCGACCTCGCCGGTCGAGCGTGTGGTGTTCATGAAGGCAGCGCAGCTCGGTGCGACCGAGATGGGGTCGAACTGGATCGGCTACGTCATTCACCATGCGCCGGGGCCGATGATGGCCGTCTGGCCAACGGTGGAGATGGCTAAGCGCAACTCCAAGCAGCGGATCGACCCGCTGATCGAGGAATCGTCCGCCTTGGCCGAACTGATCGCCCCGGCGCGCTCGCGCGACTCGGGCAACACCATTCTGGCCAAGGAGTTCCGGGGCGGCGTGCTGGTGATGACCGGGGCGAACAGCGCGGTAGGCTTGCGCTCGATGCCGGTGCGCTACCTGTTCCTCGACGAGGTTGACGGGTATCCCCTGGATGTCGAGGGTGAAGGCGATGCGATCTCGCTGGCCGAGGCGCGCACGCGCACCTTTGCCCGGCGCAAGATCTTCATCGTGTCGACGCCGACGATTTCTGGCGCCTCGGCCATCGAGCGCGAGTACGAGGCCAGCGACCAGCGCCGCTACTTCGTGCCATGCCCGCACTGCAACCACCCGCAATGGTTGCGCTTCGAGCAACTGCGCTGGGACAAGGGGCAACCGGAAACCGCCGCCTACATCTGCGAATCGTGCGACACCGCGATTTCCGAGCATCACAAGACGTGGATGCTGGAGCGTGGCGAATGGCGTTCGATGGCACAGGGCAAGACGGCCGGCTTTCACCTGTCGTCGCTGTACAGCCCGGTAGGCTGGCGCTCCTGGCGTGACATCGCTGCCGCGTGGGAAGCCGCCGTCAACAAGGAGTCGGGATCGGCCGCCGCGATCAAGACTTTCAAAAACACCGAGCTGGGCGAGACCTGGGTCGAGGAAGGCGAAGCGCCCGACTGGCAACGGCTGGTCGAGCGCCGCGAGGACTATCGGATGGGCACCGTTCCACTGGGCGGCCTGCTGTTGGTGGGTGCGGCCGACGTCCAGAAGGATCGCATCGAGGCCTCGATCTGGGCCTTTGGGCGCGGCAAGGAGTCCTGGCTCATCGAGCACCGAGTCCTGATGGGCGATACCGCACGGGACGCGGTGTGGAAGGCGCTGGCCGCGATGCTGGCTGAAAACTGGACGCACGCCTCGGGGGTGGCGATGCCACTGGCGCGCTTCGCGCTGGACACCGGCTTTGCCACGCAGGAGGCTTACACCTTCGTGCGAGCCTGCCACGATCCGCGCGTGATGGCGGTCAAGGGCGTGCCACGCGGTGCCGCACTGATCGGCACACCGACAGCCATCGATGTGTCGCAGGGTGGCAAGAAACTGCGCCGAGGCATCAAGGTGTTCACGGTGGCGGTTGGGATCGCCAAGCTGGAGTTCTACAACAACCTGCGCAAGAGCGCGGATGTGGGCGAGGACGGCTCGACTCCGGTGTTTCCAGCCGGGTTCGTCCATTTGCCCAAGATCGACGCCGAGTTCATCCAGCAGCTCTGCGCCGAGCAACTGATCACGCGCCGCGACCGCAACGGATTCCCGGTGCGCGAATGGCAAAAGATGCGAGAGCGCAACGAAGCGCTCGACTGCTACGTCTACGCCCGCGCGGCCGCATCGGCGGCGGGACTGGACCGCTTCGAGGAACGCCACTGGCGGGAGTTGGAGCGGCAACTTGGGGTAGCGCCCCCACCGGATGCGCCACAGCCTATCCACGACATCGAATTGAACGAGGCCACCCCTAGCGGTGGCCTCGCTGCTTCTGGAACCCGCAATACCGGTCGACGCGTCATCCGAAGCCGTTGGCTTCGCTGATGGCCGTCGCCTTCAAACCAAGGAGAACAAATGAGTCTTGCCACCCGTATCGAGAGCCTGGTCATCCGGGTCGCCCAGGAGTTCAACGACGTCCGGGCGACGGCGGGAAACCTAGCCAGCCTGTCCACCACCGACAAGTCGAGTCTGGTCGCGGCGATCAACGAACTGAAGGCGGCGGTGCTCTCCGCAACCGCCATCGACGACAACCAGATCACCACCTCCACCACCTACTCGTCGAACAAGATCGTGTCGCTGCTCGACGCGCTCAAGGCCGACATCCTCGGTGGAGCAGACGCCGCCTACGACACCCTGGTGGAGATCCAGCAGTTGCTGCAGAACGGCACCACGGGCCTGGACGCGCTCCTCGCTGCCGTCAATCTGCGGGTGCGGTTCGACGCGGCGCAAACCCTGACCGTTGCCGAACAGCTGCAGGCGCGCACCAACATTGGTGCGGTTGCGGCTGCCGATGTCGGCAACACCGACACCGACTTCGTCGTGATCTTCGACGGGGCGCTGGCCTGATGAGCCTCGCGTCTGGCATCGCCGCCCTGGCGGCGCGCATTGGCTTCGAGGTCAAGACCAAGATCGACGCTACGCACCCTGGTCTCGCTCGGGTGTGGGTGAGCTTTGGCTACGTGGCCGGTCAGGTCGTGATCGGCAGTGCCCACAACGTGGCCAGCGTCGTGCGTACAGCGGCGGGCCGCTACCGCGTGCATTTTGCGCTGGCGATGCCGGATGCGAACTACTGCTGGACGGCGCTCGCACGCAGCAGCAGCAACAGCGGCCAGCAGCGTGTAGCTGTCGTCCGTGCCAGCTCCGACCTGAAAACGGCCCAGTACGTCGACATCTCCTGCGCGACGACAGCAACGTCGTTCGACGACTCCTCCGAAATCAATCTCGTGGTGTACCGCTGATGGCCTACACAGAAACCCAGCTCCAGGCCCTGGAATCCGCGCTCGCCAAGGGCGAACGGCGGGTGACCTTTGCCGACAAGACGGTCGAGTACCGCTCGGTCGACGAACTGGTGGCCGCGATCCGTGAAGTCAGGCGGGGCCTGCTGCTGCAGGCGGCTGAGACCGGGCTGCTGCCCGGCGCGCCACGCCAGATCCGCGTCACCACGCGCAAGGGGTTCTGAGATGGCGTGGTTCTCCCAAACGGTGCGCCGGCTGTTCGGTGCCTCGCCAGTACACGAAGCCGCAGGTCGTGGCCGTCGCTCGCTGGCTTGGATGCCCGGCAACCCGGGGGCGGTCGCCGCGATGCTGGCGACCAACGCCGAGCTGCGCGGCAAGAGCCGTGACCTCGTGCGCCGCAATGCCTGGGCGCAGGCCGGTATCGAAGCCTTCGTGGCCAATGCGGTCGGTACCGGCATCAAGCCGCAGAGCCTGTCTGGCGACGAACGGTTCAAGGCCGAGGTGCAAGCACTGTGGCGCGATTGGGTCGAGGAAGCCGACGCGGCTGGACAGACCGACTTCTACGGACTGCAGGCCCTGGCGTGTCGGGCGATGCTCGAAGGTGGCGAATGCCTGATTCGCCTGCGGCCACGCCGTCCGGAGGATGGCCTGTCGGTGCCCCTGCAGCTCCAGCTGCTGGAGCCCGAGCACCTGCCCATCAACCTGAACACCGATCTGCCGTCCGGCAACGTCGTGCGCTCCGGCATCGAGTTCGACAGCCTGGGCCGGCGCGTTGCCTACCACCTGTACCGATCGCACCCCGAGGACGGGCGTTTGGCCCCGATGTCGGGCCAGGGCGGGATGGACACGGTGCGCATCGATGCCAAGGAGATCATTCATCTGTTCCGCGTGCTTCGCCCGGGTCAGATCCGGGGCGAGCCGTGGCTGTCGCGGGCGCTGGTCAAGCTCAACGAGCTCGACCAGTACGACGACGCCGAGCTGGTGCGCAAGAAGACCGCCGCGATGTTCGCGGGTTTCGTCACGCGCGCCAACCCAGAGGACAACCTGATGGGCGAAGGTGCAGCGGACGCCGACGGGATTGCGCTCGCCGGGCTGGAGCCGGGAACGCTGCAGATTCTGGAGCCCGGCGAGGACATCAAGTTCTCCGATCCGGCCGACGTTGGCGGTTCGTACTCCGAGTTCCTGCGCACACAGTTCCGCGCGGTTGCCGCCGCCATTGGTATCACCTACGAGCAGTTGACCGGCGATCTGACCGGCGTGAATTACTCGTCCATCCGCGCCGGGATGCTGGAGTTCCGGCGTCGCTGCGAGATGGTGCAGCACGGGGTGCTGGTGCATCAGATGTGCCGTCCAGTTTGGGCGGCCTGGATGAAGCAAGCGGTGCTCGCCGGGGCCCTGAATGCCCCGGGCTTCGCTCGAGGCGGGCCAGCCCGTCGTCGCCAGTACCTCGCGGTGAAGTGGATTCCCCAGGGCTGGCAGTGGGTCGATCCCGAGAAGGAATTCAAGGCGATGTTGCTGGCGATCCGCGCTGGCTTGATGTCGCGCTCGGAAGCCATCTCGGCCAACGGCTACGACGCCGAAGACGTCGACCGTGAGATCGCCGCCGACAACCAGCGCGCCGACGACCTCGGCCTGATCTTCGACTCCGATCCTCGCTACACGTCGAAGGACGGCGGCAGCTCGGAACCCAACCGCAGCGCCAACGCGCCGGACATCACCGGTAGCCAATCGCTTCCCTGATTCGCTGCCTGACCGCTTTCCCGAAGGATTCCCATGACTTTGCTACCTCATCTGGCTGCGCGCCTGTTCGGCGTGCCGCTGGCGATTCATCGGCCGAAACTCGACATCATCCTCTCCGTGCTCGGTGCGCGCATCGGCCTCGCCGACCTCGCCGCGCCCGTGGGTTACACGCCTGCGGCCCACGCGCCTGGGCCTCCGAGCGGCAAGGTTGCCGTCATCCCGATCCACGGCACGCTGGTGCGCCGAACCTCGGGCCTCGAGGCTGAATCGGGTCTCGCCAGCTACACCGGTATCGCCGCGCAACTGGACGCCGCGCTCACCAGCCCCGAGGTCGCTGCGATCCTGCTCGACATCGACTCGCCGGGTGGCGAGTCGGGCGGCGTGTTCGATCTGGCCGACCGTATCCGCGCGGCGTCGCAAGTGAAGCCCGTCTGGGCCGTGGCCAACGACATGGCGTTCTCGGCGGCCTATGCGCTGGCGTCCGCCGCCACCCGCGTGTTCGTCGCGCGCACCGGCGGTGTCGGCTCGATTGGCGTCATCGCCATGCACATCGATCAATCCGTCAAGGACGCCAAAGACGGTGTTCGTTACACCGCCGTGTTCGCGGGCGAGCGCAAGAACGACCTCAACCCGCACGAGCCGCTCTCCGACGCCGCGCACGCGGTTCTCAAGGCCGAGGTGGATCGCGTCTACGAGCTGTTCGTCGAGACGGTCGCTCGACATCGCGGCCTCGATGCGGACGCCGTGCGCGCCACCGAAGCGGGCCTGTTCTTCGGACCGGACGCCGTTGCCACCGGTCTTGCCGATGCCGTCGGCAGCCTCGACGACGCGCTCACGCAACTCACGCAATTGCTTTCCCCACTCCCGACTCAGGTGGCTCCGGCCAGCCAAGCGGGCTTTCTTCGCAACCACCAGATGGAGTCTTCCATGAATGATCGAACCGACCCCGCTGCTCCTGATCGGCCTCTTGCTGATCCTGCTGGCAGTCCTCCTCAACCGTCCGCCGCCTCCACCGCCACCGCGCTGAGCGTGGCCGACGCCGTCGAAATCGCCCAGACCTGCACGCTGGCCGGGCGAACCGACCTGATTGCGGGCTTCCTCGAAGCCCAGTCCTCGCCCGCCAAGGTGCGCAGCCAACTGCTTGCGGCGCAGGCCGAAGCCAGTCCCGAAATCACCAGCCGCATCGCCCCCGATGCCGCGCGCCCTGTGGCCAGCAATCCGCTGATCGACGCCGCCAAGCAGATCGCAGCGCAATCCACCAAGAAGGAGATCTGAGATGCCCGCTCTCGCCGAACCTCTGAACCTGGGCGACCTGCTCAAGTACGAAGCCCCCAACCTTTACTCGCGCGACCGCGTCACGGTCGCTTCGGGCCAGAACCTGCCGCTGGGCACGGTGGTCGGCATCGTCACCGCAACGGCCAAGTTCAAACAGCTCGATCCGTCCGCAGAAGACGGCACGCAGGTCGCCGCTGGCGTGCTGCTACAGGCCTGCGATGCCACCTTGATCGACCGTGACGACGGTCTCGTCGTCGCGCGCCACGCCATCGTCGCCCACCACGCGCTCGCGTGGCCCGACGCCATCACCACCGCCGAAAAACTCACCGCCATTGCGCAGCTCAAGGCGCTGGGCGTGCTCGTTCGCCAAGGAGCCTGACCATGAACAACCCCTTCAGCAATCCCGCCTTCTCGATGACGGCGCTGACCGCCGCCATCAACATCCTGCCCAACCGCTACGGGCGTCTGGAAGAACTGAACCTGATGCCGTCCAAGCCGGTACGGCAGCGCCAGATCGTCGTCGAGGAAATGAACGGCGTTCTCAACTTGCTGCCTACGCTGCCACCGGGTTCACCCGGCACGGTTGGCGTGCGTGGAAAACGCAAGCTGCGCTCCTTCGTGGTGCCGCACATCCCGCACGACGACGTGGTGCTGCCGGAGGAAGTCCAAGGCATCCGTGCCTTCGGCTCGGAAACCGAAACTGAGACGGTGGCAGGCGTGATTGCGCGCCATCTGGAGACGATGCGCAACAAGCATGCGATCACACTGGAGCACCTGCGCATGGGTGCGCTCAAGGGCGTGATCCTCGACGCGGACGGCTCGGTTCTCTACGACCTGTTCGATGCCTTCGATATCACCCAGCAGGCGGTGGCCTTCGAGCTCGGCACGGCGGGCACCAATGTGAAAGCCAAGTGCACCACGGTGCTGGCAACCATCGAGGAGAACCTCAAAGGCGAGTTCATGAATGGTGTCCATTGCCTGTGCTCGCCGGAGTTCTTCGCCGCGCTCACCGGCCACGCCAAGGTCGAGAAGGCCTTCGAGAACTGGCAGAACGGGGCAATCCTCATCAACGACGTGCGTCGCGGCTTCACCTACGGCGGTATTACCTTCGAGGAGTACCGGGGTCAGGCCACCGATGCCAGCGGAACCGCACGCCGTTTCATCGCCGCTGGCGAGGCTCATGCCTTCCCGCTGGGCACCATCGACACCTTCGGCACCTACTTCGCACCGGCGGATTTCAACGAAACCGTCAACACGGTCGGCCAGCCGCTGTACGCCAAGCAGGAGCCGCGCAAGTTCGACCGGGGCACCGATCTGCACACGCAGTCCAACCCGCTGCCGATGTGCCATCGTCCGGGCGTGCTGGTGAAGTTGACGGTGGCGTGATGAGTCTCGTCGAGCAGATCTACGAATCGGCCGCCAATGCCGGGCTCTTGAAGGACTGCCTCTGGCGTCCTTCGGACGGCACGACAGCGCAGCGCCACCCGGTTGGCTTCGCCGCTCCGGACGACACCGTGTTCGACGGCCTGGCCTCGACCACCGACTATCAGATGTCGTATCCGGCCTCGGTGTTCCTGGGGCTGGTTCCGCGCGAGGCGGTCGAGATCGATGGCGTGATCTATCAGGTGCGTAGCACCCGGGCCGTGGGCGACGGCTCGGAGATGCGCGCACAGCTCACCCGGGTGTAGTGCCGTGTCCGGCAACTCGATCCGCGAACAGATTCTGCTCGCGGTGATGGCGGCTGTCCGCACGCCGGTGGAATCGCTCGGTGCGACGCTACACCGCTCGCCCACGGTGGCCATCAGCCGGGAGCAATGCCCGGCACTGGTGGTGTTCCCCGAGTCCGAATCGATCACCGAGCGCGCCAACGACCGCGTCACACGCGAGCTCACGGTGCGCCTCGTCGCGCTGGCCCGCGCGGTACCTCCCGCCATTCCGGAAACCGAAGCCGACCGGCTGCTCACCGCCGCCCACGCCGCGCTGCTGGCCGACCGGAACCTGGGTGGCTTGAGCCTTGGCATCCGCGAGCAGGAATGCGAGTGGGACGTCGAGGACGCCGATGCGGTGGCCGCCACGATTCCGGCGCGCTATGCGATCACTTACCGGACGCTCGAAACCGATCTTTCAGCCAAAGGATGACCCCCATGACTTCCATCGTTCTGACTCAGCCGCACACCCACGCGGGCCAAGCCTACAAGGCGGGCGAACGGCTCGATGTGGATGGCAGCACTGCCGACTGGCTCATCGCCAACGGCATCGCCCGCCACGACCGCCAGCCCGTACCCGAGCCCCAGCCGCAAGGCGACGGCACACCCATTGAGCCCATCCGACCCATCACCACCCAACGCAAGGAATCCAAATCATGAGCACCTACGCCAGTTTTCAGGGCCGTGTCTTCCTCGGCAAGCGCGACGAATCCGGCCTGCCCATCGAAGTGCGCTCGCCCGGCAACGTCGCCGAGCTCAAGCTCTCGCTCAAGACCGACGTGCTGGAGCATTACGAGAGCCAGACCGGCCAGCGCTCGCTCGACCACCGGATGGTCAAGCAAAAGTCGGCCACCGTGAACCTCACCATCGAGGAGTTCACCAAGGAAAACCTCGCGCTGGCGCTGTACGGCAACCACGTCACCGGCAGCACAGGCACTGTGACCGCCGAAACGATCGGCGGCGCTGCTCCGGTGGTCGGCGACCGCTACTTCTTCGCCCATCCCAAGGTGTCGGCGCTGGTGGTGACCGACTCGGCGGGCACGCCCGCGACGCTGACCGCAGGCACGCACTACACCGCCGACACCGACTTCGGTGCCCTCCAGTTTCTGGATATCACCGGCTTCACCGCACCGTTCAAGGCCGCCTACAGCTACGGCGTCGCCACCGAGATCGGCATCTTCACGCAGGCGCTGCCCGAGCGCTACCTGCGCCTGGAAGGCATCAACACCGCGCAGGGCAACGCCAAGGTGCTGGTCGAGCTGTACCGCGTGGCCTTCGATCCCTTGAAGGAAATCTCCTTCATTTCGGACGAGTACAACAAGTTCGAGCTGGAAGGCTCGCTCCTGGCCGACACCACCAAGCCTTATGACGCGGTGCTTGGCCAGTTCGGCCGCATCGTGCAACTGTGATGGGGACTGCCATGAGCGATCTGGAAACCCTCATCCCGCAAGCGGTGGAGCTGGTCATCGACGGGGAGCCGTTGGCTATCAAGCCACTCAAGGTCGGCCAGATGCCCGCCTTCCTGCGCGCGATCACGCCGGTGATGCAGCAGATCGGCGGCGATGGTATCGACTGGCTGGCCCTGTTCGGCGAGCGCGGCGACGACTTGCTGACGGCAGTGTCCATCGCCGTCGGCAAGCCCCGCGCGTGGGTCGACGCACTCGATGCCGACCAGGCCATCCTGTTGGCGGCCAAGGTGCTTGAGGTCAACGCCGATTTTTTTACCCGGACGGTGATGCCTCGGCTCGACGGGTTGATCGCGCAGACGAGCGCGGCGGTGGCAGTGACCACGGCTGGTTCGACACCGTCCAGCACCTGATCGAGCGCGGCCACCGGTTGCCCGACATCCTCGACTACACCCTTGCGCAGGTGCGCGGCTTCGCCGCCGCCACCGCGCGTGAGGACGCCGCACGCGATGCCCGGCTGCTCTCGCTGATCGCCATCGGCGCACGCGGCGACTCGCGTCACCTCGACCAGACCCTCGACAGGCTCCAAAACCATGCGCATCTCGGTTCGCATCGATAGCAAGGCCGCGCAGGCGCAGTTGCGCCGCTGGGGCGGCGAGTTCCGCGAGAAGGTCCAGAAGGTAGTCGCGCGCGGCATTGCCAGTGAGGCCGCCGAACTCAAGCAGGACGTGCGCAGCCACGTCGCGGGCCAGATGACGGTGGTCAAGAAGTCCTTCGTCAAGGGCTTCACTGCCAAGGTGCTCGACAAGGACAAGAACCGGCTGCCTGCGCTCTACGTCGGCTCGCGTATCCCGTGGTCGGGCATCCACGAGCGTGGCGGCTCTATTTCCGGCCGGATGCTGATCCCACTGCACGGTCGTGTCGGCCGCAAACGCTTCAAGGCGCAGATCGCCGAGTTGATGCGCGGTGGGAACGCCTACTTCATCAAGAACGCCAAGGGGAACATCGTGCTGATGGCCGAGAACATCAAGGAATACGACCGGCCACTGTCGGGCTTCAAGCGCCGCTACCGCAAGGCCGAGGGCATCAAGCGGCTCAAACGTGGCGCGGATGTACCCATCGCCGTGTTGGTGCCCCGGGTGCAGCTCAAGAAGCGCCTGAACGTCGAACGCATCGTCGCCGGTCGGATTCCGCGCCTCTCCGCACGGATCGAGAAGCAGTTGCGGCTGGTGGACTGAAATGGCAAACCGCATTTCCATCCTTGTTGCGCTCGAAGGCGCTGACGAGGGGCTCAAACGCGCAATCAATTCGGCCGAGCGCAGTCTTGGCGAGTTCGGCGCAAACGCCAAGACCGCAGGCGATAAAGCTGCCGCCGGGATGGCCGAGGTCAAGGCCGGAATGAGCGCATTTGGCGATCAGGTCGCCAAGGCCAAGACGCAGTTGCTGGCTTTCCTCACCATCAACTGGGCCAGTGGCAAGGTGCAGGAGATCGTCCAGATCGCCGACGCCTGGAACATGATGTCTGCGCGGCTCAAGCTCGCCACCGCTGGCAGCCGCGAGTACACGGTCGCGCAGAAGGAACTGTTCGCCATCTCGCAGCGCATCGGCGTGCCGATCCAGGAGACCGCCACGCTTTACGGCAAGCTGCAACAGGCTGTGCGGATGCTGGGCGGAGAGCAGCAGGATGCCCTCTCGCTCACCGAAAGAATCTCGCAAGCACTGCGTATCTCAGGTGCATCGGCCACCGAGGCGCAGTCGTCCCTGCTGCAGTTCGGGCAGGCCCTGGCCTCGGGCGTGCTGCGCGGCGAGGAATTCAACTCTGTCGTCGAAAACAGCCCGCGTCTGGCCAAGGCACTGGCCGACGGCCTGAACGTGCCCATCGGACGGCTGCGCAAGCTCGCCGAGGAAGGCCGCCTGACCGCCGACGTGGTGGTCAACGCGCTGATGAGCCAGAAGGACAAGCTGGCCGCCGAGTACGCGCAACTGCCGATGACCGTCAGCCAGGCCTTCACGCGTCTGTCGAACGCCTTCGGGCAGTGGGTCAGCAAGCTCGATGAATCGACCGGCTTCACCAAGAAGCTCGCCGAGGCCCTGACGTGGTTGTCGGAGAACCTGGACACGGTGATGAAGTGGCTGGGCCGCATTGCCGAGGTCGGCCTCGCGGTGCTGGTCTACCGCCTAATTCCGGCGCTGATCATCGCGTGGCAGACGGCAGGTGCGGCGGCGGTGACGGCGGCCAGCACCACGGCGGCCGCGTGGGCAACGGCCAACCTATCGTTGTCCAATGCCATCGCTACGGTGGGCAAGCTTCGCGTGGCGTTCGGGGTGCTGGGCGCGGCCATCATCGGCTGGGAGATCGGGACGTGGCTGTCGGAAAAGTTCGAGATCGTCCGCAAGGCGGGCATTTTCATGGTCGAGGTGCTGATGAAGGGCATCGAGCACCTGCGCTTCCAGTGGGAGGTGTTCGCCGCCATCTTCACGTCCGACACCATCGCTGAAGCCACCAAGCGCCACGAACAGCGGCTCGCGGAGATGAATCGCATCTTCGCCGAGATGTACGCCGACGCCACCGAAGGTGCGAACGCGGCCAAAGGCGCGATGAACACCGCTGCGACCGCTGCCGAGGAAATCGCCAAGCGGCTCGAAGCCGTGCGCCAGGGCACGCAGGAAGCGGTCGGGCGTGGCATCGAGGCGGTGCACGCCGCGCTGGAAAAGCTCAAGTCCCGGCTCGGCGAGGTCGAACAGGCCGTTGGCAAGGCCCAAGGTGTGGTCAACGACGCCACCGCCAAGATGGCAGAAGCCTACAAGGGGCTGACCGCCATCGTCGAGGCGAGCCTCGCGCAGCAGGTACAAGCGGTGAAGAACCGCTACGACCAGGAGAAGGCGGAACTGGAGCGTACCCAGCAGTCCGAAACCGCCAAGATCACCAAATCGACGCAGTTGCTCACCGAGGCGCTGACACAGCAGGCGACCCTGCGCCGTCAGGCCACGACCGAGACGCTCGGTCTGATCGATCAGGAAACGCAGGCGCGCAAGCAGGCCGCCGCCCGGCAAGGCCAGACCGAGGAGGAGCGCCGGGCCAACGTGCAGCGTGTCGAGAACGACATCCTCGCCACCAAGCGCCAGACCCTGGCGCAGGCGCTCTCCGAGTACCGCCAGCACATCGACGCCCTCAACGCCGAAGCCAACCGGCATCTGGCGGAAGTGCAGCGCATCGAGGAAGCCAAGCGCCAGTTGTCGATGTCCACGGAGGAGCGCATCCGCGACATCCGCCGTCAGGGTATGACGGAGTACGAGGCCACCGAGGATCGCAAGCGCCAGATCGCCGAGATGCAGGAACAGGCGCGTCGCGCGCTGGCCAACGGCGAGTTGGAGCTTGCTCGCCAGCTCGCGCAGAAGGCGATGGACATGGCCGCGCAGGTGGCCACCAGCCAGACCAACGAGGCCAAGCGTGGCGAGGAAGTGCGCAAACAGTCCGAGCAAGCGGTGTCCCAGGTCACGCAGCTGGAAGCACAGTCGCGCGAGGCATACCGCAGGCAGGAGTACCAGCAGGCCACCGATTTGATGCGGCAAGCCGATCAGTTGCGCGCGGAACTGGCGCAGAAGGCCAAGGATGCCGACGTACAGGCCGCGCAGGGCAAACAGGGCGTGCGCGATGCCATCGACCGCATTCGCCAGTCCGAGGAGATTCTCAACCAGACGCTGGATGCCGAAGCGAAGGCGCACCAGACGGCGGCACGCTCGGCAATCACGGCGCGCGATGAGATTCAGCGGACGCTGACCGAGACCACGCGCCAGATCGACGACATCACGGCCAAGCTCAAGGACGGGCTGAAAGTCACGCTCGACGCCGACACCACGCGCTTCGACAAGGCCATCGCTGATCTGGACAAGGCGCTGGCCGAAAAGGAATACCTGCTCCAGATCCAGGCCGATCTGCAGGAAGCGGAGAAGAAGCTCAAGGAATACGAGCAGTTGCTCAAGGAAGGCAAGACGCTGCCGGTCGATGCCGATGTGTCCAAGGCCAAGGAGGCACTGGATAAGCTCAAGACCTACGCCGACCAAAACGCGCAGTTCGAGCTGAAGGTGGCGACCGAGAAGGCGCAGGCGGCTATCACCAATGTCGAGGGGATGATCAAGGCGTTGGATCGCATCCAGACCGAGTCGCAGCATCAGGTGGCCAGCAACGTCGGTGCGGTACGCGCGGAAATCGACAGCCTCAACGGGCGCAACACTTCCAGCACCCACACCATCTACGTGACCAAGGTGGAAACCAATGCCACTGGCGGTCTGGTGGGTGGCGTGCGGCGGTTTGCCGACGGCGGTGCGGTGGCTCCGGCCTTTCCCCGGATGAGCGGTGGCTCGGTGCCCGGCTCCGGCCATCACGACACCGTGCCGCGCACCCTGGATGCCGGGGCGTTCGTGATCCGCAAGGCGGCGGTGCAGAAGTACGGCAGCGGCGCGCTCTCGCGTCTGGCCAATGGCGTCGCCCACTTCGCGGTCGGTGGGCGCGTTGCCTCGTTGGGCGGTACCGGCTCCACAGGCTCCGATCCCAACGACAAGCCGAGCAGGCCCAAGAAGAACCGCGAAGCGTTCGAGGCGCTCAAGATGATCGACCTGGGCCTACAGGGGATGAACGAGTACACGAGCTGGCTGCAGTGGAACTACGGCGCATCGGTCAGTCTGGATATGCGCAGCAAGACGATGGACAACTACGGCAAGCAGGCGCAGCAGGATCGCCGCACGCTGGAAGACTTCATCGGCCGCAAGACGCTGACCGGCAACGAGCGCCAGAACCTCGAACGCATCAAGCAGACGTGGCGGCAGGCGATGGCCCAGCCGCTGCTCTGGGGTAAAGACCTGGAGCGCGAGCTGATCGACTACATGGAGCAAAACCAGGGCGAGTTTTACCGGCGCGGTGGCTTGGCGAAATCCGACACCGTCCCGGCGATGCTCACCCCGGGCGAGTTCGTCGTGAACCGGCAGGCAGTCGTCCGCTACGGCGCTGGCTTCTTCGAAGCCATCAACAACCTGAGCGCTCCGGCGCAGGCACTGGCCGGGCGTGCGCTGGCGGGCATTCAGGGCTTTGCCTCGGGTGGTCTGGTGCAGCCTGCAAGCCGCAGCCTGCCACGTCCCTCGTTGCCCGAAGGTACGCCCACCCGCACCGTGCGCGTGGAACTGTCCTCGGGACAACAGAAGGTCAACGCCACCGTCGATGCGCGCGACGAAGCGCGACTGCTGCAACTGCTGGACGCCGCCCGCGCCCGCACGGCTTGACCGTGCGCTCCTGTTTCTCTGCCTGAGGGTTTCCCGATGCAACTGAAGAACCTCGACACCGGGGTGGCTCTGCCATTGCCGGACGACTTGCTCTGGAGCGACGAGCACGCGTGGTCGCCTGCTGTCGCCAATGCGTCCTACCTGATCACCGGGGCCTTGCTGATCCAGTCGGCCACCCGGCAGGCAGGTCGGCCGATCACTCTGGTGGGAGCACCCGATATGGCCTGGGTGACGCGTGCCGCCATCGAGCAGTTGCGCGCGTGGGCGGCGATTCCGGTGGGCGGCAGCACAGGCCGCTTCGAACTGACTTTCGCCGATGGCCGGGTCTTCACGGTCGCTTTCCGCCACCAGGAGGTCGCCATCGAGGCCGAACCCGTGCTGGGCATCCCGGCGCGATCCGGCAACGACTTCTACCGCCTGACCCTTCGATTTTTGGAGATTGCCTGATGCCAATTCAATCTGGCGACGTGAAGCTGCTCAAGTCCGCCGTGATGGCGGACGTGCCCGAAGGCGGCGGCGCGCCCACGGGCCTCGTGATTGCCGATGGCGTATCGAACGCCATCTTCCCAGACATCTCCGAGCTGGATCGCGCCGGAGGCCGTGTCAACCTGCGCAAGAGCTTCGTGCAAGTGGCCACGGATGACACCGACACCTACTTCGGGGCCAGCGTCATCGTGGCTGAGCCGCCGCAGGACGAGCGCGTCAGCGTCACGCTGTTTTCCACCCGCAAGACCTTCGACACCCGTGAGCAGGCGCAGACCCGCATCGAGGCCTACCTCAACAAAGGGCCGGAGTGGGCGGGCTACCTGTTCGAGAACCACATTGCGGGCCAGCGGGTGATCCAGCTCTTCCAACGCCTCAGCGACGCCGTGCCCAACGTCGGCCAGACCCTCGTCCTGATCGAGAACGAAGGACTGCCCACGCAGAAGGAGCAGTACATCCGCGCCACCGCCGTGTCGGTGGTCGAGCGCAGCTTCACTTACAACACCGACCAGGACTACAAGGCGGCGGTCGTCACCGTCGCCATCAGCGACGCGCTGCGCTTTGATTTCACGGGCTCGCCCGCCAGCAGAACCTTCACGCGGGCAACCAACAGCACGAAAACGCGCGACACGGTGGTGGCCGACGCGGGCACCTACGTCGGTGTCGTGCCGCTGACGCAGGCTGCCAATGTGGGCGACTTCACCATCAAGGGCGCGTCCATCTACACGCAGCTCGTGCCCAGCGCCCAGACCGAGACGCCGATCTCCTTCGTGCCCCCCTACGCCGCAGCAGGTTTGCCGGTGCCGGGCGCGGCACCCGTGAGCTACACGGCCAGCCATGCCTGGAACACCAGCATCAAATTCAACCTGCCGGGTGGCTGCCTGCCGGGGTCGCTGTCCATCGTCACCGATGGCATCACGATCTTCGACGATGCGGGCCTACTCAAGACCGCCAGCGGCACGCTGGGCACCATCGACTACGCCAACGGCATCCTGAGCCTGAACTCCGGCTCGATGTCCAACAGCAAGGCCATCACCTACACACCTGCTGCACAACTGCAGCGCGCGCCGCAAAGCGCGGAGATCGCGGTCACGCCGGAATCGCGCAGCCAGTCCTACGTCGGCACCGTAAATCCGGTGCCGCAACCCGGCACGCTTGCCATCAGCTACATGGCGCAGGGCCGCTGGTACGTGCTGTCGGATGGCGGCAATGGCTCCCTCAAAGGGCTGGATGCCAGCTACGGCGCGGGCACTTTCAACAAGAACACCGGGGCCTTCGTCGTGACCTTGGGGGCACTGCCCGACGTGGGCTCGTCGCTGATCCTGACGTGGAACGTGCCGACCCAGGAAACGCAGCAGCCAACTGCCGCACTGAAGGCATCGCAGGCCCTGCAGCTTGCCCCACCCGAAGGAAAAAGTGTGCAGCCGGGGACGCTCACCATCACCTGGCCACACGAGAGCGGCACGGGCACGCGCACGGCGTCCGCTACCACGTCTGGCGAGCTCAGTGGTGCTGCCACCGGCAGTCTGAACGTCGCGCAGAACCTCTTGAGCTTCGCGCCGAATGTCCTGCCGCCAGTCGGCGCACTGCTGACGGTGGACTACGTTGCGGGCCCCAAGCAGGAAGACAGCTTCGCGCACCCCTCGCGCGATGGCCAGGGCAAGGTGCCAGTGACTGCAACCCTGGGCTCCATCGAGCCGGGTTCATTGGAGATCGAGTGGAACACCCTGACGGACACCGCCGTACTCGGGGTCTACACGCTGCAGCAGATTCAGGCGATGGGGCTAGGCCTGTGGAACGGGGTCGATCCCACGCAATACGCCCGCGACGATGGTGCGGGCAATGTGCTGCGCGCAGGCCAAGTCATCGGTAGCGTCAACTACGCCACCGGGGCGGTGCAGTTCCAGCCCGACGTCACTGTCAAGATTCCAAGTCCCGTCTACGGGGCGCAGCGCCTTGGCTGGGCGTCGGGCGTGGGCCAGATGTTCCGCCTCAACTACGGCGGCATCAACTACGTGGATGCGCCGTCGCTCTACCCGAACGACGAGTCTGGCTACGTCAAGCTGCGCTACAACAGCGCGGGCTCGACCAGCAACCACAGCGAGACGTTCGCGTTCAGCCCATCGTTTCGGCTGGTGCCCGGGGTCAACGCGCAGGTGGTGACGGGCACGGTGTTGCTGGCCATCGCGGGCAGCCAGCCCTGGGGTGACAACGGTCAGGGCACGCTGCGCGAATTCACGCCCAGCGGCTGGGTCACGCGCGGCAGCATCAACTACCTCTCTGGTGCGGTGACGCTCACCTCGTGGTCGGCGGGCGCTACCAACAGCATCACGCGCGCCAGTTGCGTGACCACTGTGGGCGAGAACATCTCCAGCGAGTACGTGTTCCGCACCGGTGCTGCGCCACTTCGCCCAGGATCGCTCTCCATTCAGTTCGCCCGCGCGGTGGGTGGAACCCAGACCGTGACGGCAGGCATCGACGGCACGATCACCGCGTCTGGCGTCATCGGCAGCGTCGATTACGACACTGGCCTTGTGCGAGTGCGGTTTGGCACCGTGGTCACGGCGGCGGGCAACGAGAGCGAGCCGTGGTTCGACGCCGAGAACGTGCGGCCAGATGGCAAGATCTTCCGGCCAGATCCGGTCGCGGCCTCCAGCCTGCGCTACAGCGCCGTGGCCTACAGCTATCTACCCCTGGATGCGGCGTTGCTGGGCATCGACCCGGTACGCCTGCCCAGCGACGGGCGTGTGCCGATCTTCCGTCCAGGAGGCTTCGCCGTCGTCGGCCACACCGGTCGCATCACTGCCTCGGTCAGCAACGGCCAGACCATCGATTGCGCGCGGGTACGTCTGTCGCGCGTGCGTGTGGTCGGCCACAACGGCGTGGTGATCCACACAGGATACGTTGCCGATCTGGAAGCAGGCACCGTCACGTTCACCGACGTGACTGGCTACAGCCAGCCAGTGACCATCGAGCACCGCATCGAGGACATGGCCGTAGTGCGCGACGTGCAGATCAACGGCGAGATCAGCTTCACGCGCCCGCTGACGCACGCCTATCCGCTGGCCAGTCCCGGCGATCCGGTCTCTGGCAGTTTTGTCTCCAGTGCGCTGGTGGCCGGTGACCTGTTCGCCCGCGTGAACCTCGTGTTCGACCAGAGCACCTGGAACGGAAGCTGGTCGGATGAACTGATCGGCAGCGCCGCCACCGCCACCTTCAACCACACCCAGTACCCGATCACGGTCACCAATCGCGGGGCGCTCACCGAGCGCTGGGTGGTTCGGATGACCAACAGCACCTCGTTCGAGGTCATCGGCGAGAACGTAGGTGTGATCGCCACCGGAAATACCAGCGCCGACTGCGCCCCCAACAACCCGGCGACCGGCGTGCCGTACTTCCGTCTGCCTGCGCTCGGCTGGGGCAACGGCTGGGCCACCGGCAACGTGCTGCGCTTCAACACCATCGGGAGCCAGTTCCCGGTCTGGGTGGTGCGCACCGTCCAGCAGGGACCGGAGTCCGTGCCTGACGACCACTTCACGTTGCTGATTCGCGGGGATGTCGACACGCCCTGATGGTGTGGGTGCCCCCTGATCTTTGAAACCTTCTCGCAGGAATTGCTATGACCGACCTGACCGTCAAATATTTCAGTAGCGGTATGACCGGCGCGCCCCAGATCGCCAACAACTGGGGCGATCTGGTGACGATGCTCGATGCGTGCCTGATCAATGGCTTCGCCCTGAAGGCCATCGACACGTTGACCTTCGCCGACGGCATCGCCACGGCGACCATTTCCTCGGGCCACGCCTATCGGCCATTTCAAGTGGTCGAGATCGCTGGCGCTGAGCAGACTGAGTACAACGGACAGTTCCGTGTGCTGACGGCGACGATGACCACGTTCACTTATGCGGTGACCGGCACGCCCGTCTCACCCGCCACGACGGCGACGAGTCTCTCGGCCAAGGTCGCCCCGCTGGGGTGGGAGAAGCCGTTCTCGTCGACTCACAAGGCAGCCTACCGCAGCAAGAACCCGCAGTCCCCGCAAAACATTCTGCTGATCGACAACAGCCTCAAGACGCCCAACTACACGACGGGCTGGGCCAAGTGGGCCAACGTCGGCATCGTCGAAGACCTGTCGGACATCGACACCATCGTCGGCGCGCAGGCCCCCTATGACCCGAACAACCCGACGCAAAACTGGAAACAGGTCACCGCCAGCCAGTGGGGTTGGTACAAGTGGTTCCACGCGCGTGGCCCCCAGTACGAGAGCAATGGTGACAGCGGCGGCGGTGGGCGCAACTGGGTGCTGATCGGTGACGACCGCCTGTTCTTCCTCTTCTGTACCAACGCGGCGGGCTACGGCTGGTATGGCCGCAACAGCTACTGCTTCGGGGACCTCATCAGCTTCAAACCGGGTGACAACTACGCCACGGTGCTGGCTGCCGATGACAACTACTCGGGGATGAGCAACTACTGGAGCTATCCCGGCCAGTTCAGCGGCTACGGGTTGGTGTCGTCCCTGGACTTCACGGGCAAGGTGCTGCTGCGCAACCACACCCAACTCGGCAACCCGGTGCGGTTTGGGCTCACGTCCCTGAACACGAACAACGGCCAGCAGATCTGCGGCCGGGGCCCGACGCCGTTCCCGAATGGAGCTGACTACAGCTTGTGGCTGCTGCCCACCTACGTGCGGCAGGAGGATGGCCACATGCGCGGCATCCTGCCTGGAATGCTTTGGATGCCCCAGGATCGTCCGTACAGCGACCAGACCATCGTCGACAACGTCGTCGGCCAGGAAGGCAGAAGGTTCCTGTTGGTCAGGACGCAGTACAGCTCGGAAACCGAAGGCGCGCAGATCGCGTTCGACATTACCGGGCCTTGGAGGTAAGCCATGAGCTACCCGCTGAGCGAGTCCTTCGCCACTGCGCCTGCCGCCGGTTACACCGCAGTTCTGGGCGGAATGTCCGCGACGCACAACAGCGCGCAGCAATCCATCGACATCTCGGCTCCCAACAGCCAGTCCATCCTGCGCTTCAATGAAGCCGCCCACGGCGATTTCTGGTTCGAGGCCGACATCGAGTTGCTGACCGACCCAAGCGCCCGCAAACACATCGGCCTGTGGATGACCACTGGCAATGGCTCCGAAGGCTACCGGTTCGCACACCTCGACGGGGGGTGGAGTGTTTCCCGCTGGAACAGCGGCTTCGGTGACGGGGCCGGGGTGACGGGCGGGGTCAATGATGGGGCGAGGCCTATCGCTGGGTTGGCCGACGTGGCTCCGACCTTCCACGTCGGCCAGCGGTTGACCCTGCGCTGCGAGGTCATCGTCGGTGCCTTGGATACCAACGGCGTGCCCTGGGCGCGGTTGATCCAGTTCAAAGCGGATGGCGTGCTGATGTTCCAGGTTGGCGATGCCGCCTACCGGGGCAAGCTGATTCCTGGCGTCTTTTTGTACGGAGCCACGGCACGCGTCCACGCCATCGCAGGCGACACCCCGTCTGGTTTGCCCGCTTTTCCGACGACGGTGGGCGTGAACGCCGACGACGACCTCCTGCCCCTGGCCGGGGGCTCGACCTCAGTGCCGCCCAATCCCGCCGCCAACATCGGCGTCAATGCCCAGGTCGACTTGTCGCGTCTCAACAGCCCGTCGAGCAATCAGTGGAACCGAGGTGGTGGCTACGACTGGCAATTCCATTCGATTCCGAACGGTCGCAAGAACATCCACTTCAGCGGCCACGGATTCATCGTCGGAACGGTCAAGGAGAAGGGACAACCCGACCAACCGAGGGTAGCAAGGGTGCAGCTCATCAGCGAGAACACCCGCGTCCTGGTCGCCGAGACCTGGTCAGACACCGGAGGAAACTACCGATTCGAACTGCTGGACCCGGCGCAGCGATACACCGTGGTCAGCTATGACCACAAGCAGATGTACCGCGCCGTGATCGCGGACAACCTATGCCCGGAGATGATGCCGTGACCGTTGCCATCACTGTCGAACACAACGAGGCGCGGCTGGCAGGCACCTTGGCCTTCCTCGACGCAGGCACCAACCCGGCGCGCCTGCGCATTTACGGCGGTACGCGTCCCGCCACCCCGGCGGCGACGCCCGCGAGCGCGATGCTGGTCGAGATCAGGCTCACCAAGCCCGCAGGCACGATTGCGGGGGGACTCCTCACCCTGACACAACAGGAGGACGGCTTGATCACCAGCACCGGCATCGCCACGTGGGCGCGGCTGGTCAACGGCAACGAAGTCACGGCTTTGGATCTGGATTGCAGCGGTACCGACGGCGATGGCGATGTGAAACTGGCCGCTACCCAACTCTATCTGGGCGGTGACGCCCGGATGGTGTCGGCCATCCTGGGGTAAGCCGTGCCTGCCGTGTCTAACGAGGTGACCCTGGTCGCCACGTTACCCGCGCCCGCCGTCACCGTAGTCGTCGGTCCGCCCCTGGTCGATCTGCTCTTCGATCAACCTGCCGCCACCGACGCCAATTTGGTGTTCGGGGCCAACTACATCGCGCCGCGCGACGATGTGACGGTGCAGGCCACACTGCCGCTGCCGGTCGTCACGATCAAGTTCATCCCACCGGCACGGGCCGAGTTGTTAGCCCAGCTCCCGGGCCTGACGGTGCAGTCACTGGTCTTGCGCCCGAGCGTGCCCTTGAATGTGGGGGCTGGTGCTGGCGCAAGCCTGCCCGGCGTCGTGTTCACCGGAGAGGTCAGGTACGCGTCGCACACGCAGCGTCCCACGGTGGGTCGGACTTCGCACCTCTGGCAGGTGGCGAAGCAGACGGAGGAAGGCGCGAAGCAGGGCCAGCAGGATGCGGCTGCAACGCCCGCAGGCTGGAAGACGTTCTGGCGGCGCACGATTGCCGAGCCTCAAGGCGTCGACCATCGGTTACCCCCGGTCTTGGCCTCGCTGCCTGCGCAGCATTGCACCGGCCAGCAACAGGCTCGGCGTTTCCACGACTTGACGTGGTTCGCGCATCAGGATGGCACGTATCTCGAATTGGCTCGAATGAGCTTGTTTCAGAACGCGTCCCACCTGCGCGATACGACGGGGTTTCGTCATCAAGACGGCGACCGCACCAAGCGCGCGGGACGGGTGAGCCCTTGGCAAACCGCGCGGCAGCTCACCCAGCGCCAAGGGAGTGATTTTCAGAGCGCGAGTCCATCAGCGAGGGGATGGCGTGGCCGGTATCAGGATGCCGTGCCACCACCGCCGGGGATCAGCATCTGGGTGATCCCAGAGCCGCCCGCGCCTCAACCTTGCTACACGCCGAGCGCCCACCTGGTGTTCGCGGCATTGGCCCCTGCGGACAGCCACTTGCTGTTCGTTTGTGAAAACCACATCGACCCGCCACCTCCCGATGGGGAGCCGGTGGTCGTTCCCGTTCGGAGGGTGTATTTCGTGATCAACAACGTGACCCTGCACCGGCTGCCAGATGGCCTGCCGGTGCCAGTGTTCAGCCTTTCACTGGCGCTCGATGCCGCCTCCTGGACGTGGGGCTTCGATGCGCTGCTGCCCGCCGCCGCAGAAGCTCTTGTCGCCCCCGGAAGCAACGGCGGACCGGTCGAATTGGTAGCCAGCGTCAACGGCACGCCGTTTCGCGTGCTGGCCGAGAGCATCAGCCGCGAGCGTGTGTTCGGCGACGCGAGCATCCGCATCTCTGGAAGAGGGCGCAACGCCGTACTGGCCGCGCCCTATGCCCCTGTGATGAATTTCCAGCAACCGCAGGCGCGCACGGCGCGGCAGTTGATGGACGACGTACTCACGCTCAACGGCATCCCGTTGGGCTGGAGCATCGATTGGGGCCTGACCGACTGGAACGTCCCTGCCGGGGTGTTCACCCAGCAGGGCACGTGGATGGAAGCCCTGGTTGCCATTGCCAGCGCGGCCGGGGGTTACCTGATCCCGCATCCGTCCGACCAGAGCATCCGCGTGCGCCACCGGTATCCGGTTGCGCCGTGGGAGTGGAACACCGTCACGCCGGACTTCGTACTGCCCGTCGATGCGGTGGCCCGCGAGTCGCTGCGCTGGGTAGAGAAGCCCGCCTACAGCCGCGTGTTCGTGTCCGGCCAGGATGTCGGTGTGCTTGGGCAGGTGAGCCGGGCTGGGACTGCCGGGGATGTGCTGGCCCCGATGGTGGTCGATGCGCTGATCACCGAAGCCGCTGCGGCGCGCCAGCGGGGCATCTCGGTTCTAGCCGATACCGGGCAACAGATCGAGGTGACCCTGCGCCTGCCGGTGCTGGCCGAGACGGGGATCATCGAGCCGGGTGCGTTCGTCGAGTACCAGGACGGCAGCGTGACGAGGCTGGGCATCGTGCGCTCGACGCAAGTCGAGGCAGGAATGCCGGAGGTCTGGCAGACCTTGGGGGTGCAGACCCATGCATAACCTCTACGAGCAGTTCCGCCAACTCATCCCTGATCCGCCATTGCAGGCGGGCACGGTGGTGGGCGTCGGCTCCGGCGTCGTGACCGTCGCCTTGCCCGGCGGCGGCTTGATCCGCGCACGCGGTAGCGCTGCCATCGGCCAGAAGGTGTTCGTGCGTGATGACGTCATCGAAGGCAGCGCACCCAGCTTGACGCTGGAAATCATCGAAATCTGAAACCCATCTTCCTGATCACCCCTGAACCCGCCTTGGTGCCACGTGCATCAGGCGGGTTTCGCATTTCTGGAGACCTGCAATGACCGAACCCGAACAACAACCCGCCGCCCTCGTGGAAAACATGCTCCTGCTGCGCCGCGAGGACTTCGACGAACTGCTTGACCGTGCCGCTGAACGCGGAGCCGAGCGTCGCCTCGCCCATCTCGGGCTGGAGAACGGCAGTGCTGCGAAGGACATCCGCGAACTGCGCGATCTGCTGGAAGCGTGGCGTGATGCCCGCCGCACGGCGTGGCAGACCACCATCAAGGTCGTGACGACCGGCATCCTGGCCGCGCTGCTGGTGGGGGCCGCCATCAAGTTGAAGCTGATGGGAGGCGTGCAATGACCGCCAAGCCGAAGATCTGCCTGCTGGACGACTGGCGGCGCGTGCTGCGCCGTGCCTGGAGCATCCGCTTCTCGCTGCTGGCAGCGGCCTTCACGGCGGCGGAAGTGGTGGTGCCGCTGTTCGGGGACGTACTGCCTCGCGGCGCGTTTGTGCTGCTGGCCTTCGCCGCCAGCATCGGCGCGACCGTTGCACGCATCGTGGCGCAGCCGGAGATGCACCGATGATCCGGCCACCCCAAAGACGCACCGTGGCCGCGTTGACGCTGTCCGCCGCCGCCCTGGTCGGCATCGTGCTGCACGAGGGATACACCGACCGCGCAGTAATCCCGGTCAAGGGTGATGTGCCGACCATCGGGTTTGGCACCACCACCGGGGTGAAGATCGGCGATACCACCACGCCGCCGAAGGCGCTGGCTCGGGCGCTCACCGATGTGCAGCAGTTCGAGGGGGCGCTGAAAACCTGCGTGACCGTGCCGCTGGCCCAGCACGAGTACGACGCGCTGGTGAGCTTCTCCTACAACGTCGGCAGTCGCGCGTTCTGCCAGTCCACGCTGGTCAGGAAACTCAACGCCGAGGACTACGCGGGAGCCTGTGCCGAGCTGCTGCGCTGGCGCTTCTTTCAGGGCAAGGACTGCGCGCTGCCCACCAACGCGCGGCTTTGTGGCGGGCTGGTTACGCGGCGAGAAGCCGAGTACCGGCAGTGCGTCGGGGAGGCCTCGTGAGCGTGATTCCCTGGCCGTACCGGCTGCTGGCCCTCGCAGCGCTCGGCGTCGCCCTGATCGGCTTCGGCTGGGTCAAAGGCGCGAGCCACGTGCAGTCGCAGTGGGATGCCTCCATCCAGCAACAAGCTCTGCAGGTCACCGCCATCCGCGAGCGGCAGGCGCAAGCCACCATAAAGGTCGTCACGCAGTATGTCGACCGCGTCCACGTCGTCCGCGAGAAGGGCGAAACCATCATCAAGGAGGTTCCCGTCTATGTGCCCGTTCAAGCCGATGCTGCTTGCACTGTCAACCGTGGCTTTGTGCGCCTGCACGACGCTGCCGCCGCCGGTGAACTGCCCGAGCCCGCCCGAGATGCTGATGCGGCCGCCGCAGGTATTGCGCTCTCTGCCGTCGCCGGAACCGTTGCCGCCAACTACCAGACCTGCCACGAAAACGCCGAGCAACTGAGGGTGCTGCAAACGTGGATCAGGGAAATGAAGTTTGCCGCTGAACAGTAG